GCGGTCGAAGGTGGAATTGGTGTTGTCGGTCATGTCAGTCTCCGTTGTGGGGCGTACCCCTGTGGGTAGAAAGCCAGCGTCGTGCTGGCGGGTCAGAGCGCGTCACGGCTGAGGCTGTCGCCGAGGCCGCTGTGGTGGTGCGCTGTTGATAGGCGTGCACGAGGCACGGTAGTCACTCCGCGCCGTCTAAGCTCCGCGTTCACTATGCGAATGCCCAGATCGAACGGGAGCAGCTCGGCGAGCATGTCCTGACGCATGGTGCGCAGGGTTTCGCTGACGGTTGCCAGACGCGCCTCGACGTCGCTGGTGTTTCGATGGCGCCGACGCGCGTAACTCAGGTTCTGCTTCAGGTTGAACTGCACGCGCATGGGCGCGCGCATGGGGGCGAGGTGCCGGCCCTCCACTTGTGACCGACGCCTCAGCATTGACGCCCGAAACTCGATCAGCTCCTCCACGGGCATGGAGGGCACGGCTGCTGATAGGCGATCGACGCTGTTCTGGTTCACAGCCCGTACCTCTTCATGAAGCGCTGCATGTTGGCGATCTCTCGCCGCTTGGGCTCGACCCTTTCGCGATGCCGCGTCTTCAGCAGCGCGACCTCTTTCTGCAGCCCGGTGATCACGGGTGCCAGCGCGTCGCGCTTGGCGACGTTGCTACCCGCACGGGTAACCTGCCGACGTGCCACCGCCAGCTTCAGGTTGAGCTGGTACAGCAGACCGTGAAAGTCCTCACGACTACGCTGCAGTTCAGCCTTCATGGTGCGGAGCTTCGACCGATAGAAGGTCGATTGCTCTTCATGCGACCATGGCTGGTGCTGCGCTTCCCACTCAGCATTGGCGCTCATTGCTGCGCTCCAAACGTTGCATTTGTCATGATGTCGCGAGACATAGTAACGCGACGCCCAATACCGAGCAAGGTAATGTTCATGTAATGTTCGAGTAACGTAGAGTAAGCATTCCGCCGTCAAAAGCGGCTCTTATTTAGCTCGCCGAATTGCTGTTAAAAAAGCGTTAGAAATCAATGGCTTGCATTATGTGTAATTCGGAGGCTCAGAATTGATATGAGTCCGCCTATATACGTAAAAAGTCGTGACAGGTTTCGATGGTGGTAGGGTGTTATGGGCGCACCGTACCATGTCACGAAAAAAACCGACTTCAGGGGGTGGGTGTTATAAATCTGTATGAGAATTAATGTAATGGTAGTAGTAAGGTTATAAGATATTGAGATCGCTGACGATTCTGGCGCGGCTAATGTGGAGTCTAATTCGAAGACCCCCTCGCAAGAACTATGAATTGACGGACGGCCACTCCGAATAAGCCTGACGACCTCCCACCGCGCACGCGCGTCACGAGTTTCTCTGACAAACTCCGAATTACCCTCGCAGGTACTCCGAATTAGCGCGCGTCACGAGTTTCTCTGACAAACTCCGAATTACCCTCGCAGGTACTCCGAATTAGCCCGCGCCAAGCAGAAGCTCAGACGCACGCGGCCGAGGCTGACGAACCAGATGCCGCCCACCTTGCGAAAGTTCAACATTCGATCCTCCAATATTCAGAGCGCGCGGTCGGGCGCTGTTGATAGGCGATGCGGGTCAGAAAAAAGGGGCCTTGCGGCCCCTTATTCTTAGCGCGGTGCGAACTTGCCACGGGCGCCGGGCACCGTCTTGTCGGTGCGGGGTTCAGCGACCCACGAGATGTTCAGCCGCCGGACCTCAACCTCGGTCCGGGCCTTCGAGCGTGTCGCGGCCTGATGCTCCGCGACGGCGGACTGGAGGATACCCGTGCGGGTATGGTTGACCTCGCCCATGCCCAGCGCTGCAGCCTTGCCGCACGAGGCGTCGCCGGAGATCGCGCGTGCGCCCTTGCGGAAGGTCGAGTGCGCGCCGTCGGCCGATCCGGGATCGAGCCGCTTCACCATGATCGGGCGGACCGGCAGGTAAGCCGGCGCGGCCTCGATCCCACGGGTGACGGCGAGCGTGCCGTCGCGATGCGGGCGTGTCGCCCGGTTCTTGGCGTCCGGCATCTTGGGAAGGCCGGAGTCGAGGCGGGTGATGTTGACCCACGACTCGCGCGGGCGTCCGAACAGGTCCGTCATTTCAGCCTCCGAACATGTCGAGCTGGAACGGTGACACGGCGTCGATCTTGGCCGCGCGCTTCGTGGTGATCTGGCCGGTTGGAAGGTTGGCAGTGTGCGAGGCCCGGGCGAGCGCCACGTTCATCGCCATCGCCAGTCGATCAGGGGATGCGCGCAGTGCGTTCTTCCACCGCGCCTTACCCTCGCGCGACCCCGCGCGCCGAACCCGATCGAGAAGCTTTTTCGTTTGCTCTTCCATTTTAATCTCCACTCTCCACACCATGGGAGGCGGCGACTTACCTGCGGAGGTAGGCTGGCAGGCTGGACCCCCACCCCTACGTGGACTGCCATGCCACCCCCCTAGGGCCTCTTTGTTTTAGGTTCACCGAAAACACCTGGGACCCAAAAACCCCTTGGTAACCCACGGGTAATTCCCCAGAATATCCCCCTGAGAGAGCACCACCCCAGGGCCTTGCAACATCACACCATTTCACCCCCGAACGCCCGATCGAGCACCACCCCCTGACGACCCCACCCTCACACCATGCCACCCTGGAAGACCCCCGGCCCCCTTCACCTCCCCTGCCGGAAAATTCCCGGCCCAAAAAATCCCTTCTTGCAACCGACCAGAAACCCAATGAACATGTCCCCGTTACTGACGTGGGCGCACACAGGGCGCACTGACGACCCCAAGATACTGGAACTAAACTTAGAATAACCCCATGGGATCTAGGATTGGCATATCAAAAGCCGCTCGCCGATGACGATGGAAAATCAACGATTTAGCTGGGTTACCAGTAGGTTACAACATCCCGCTAGCGTCGGTTCGCGTCGGTTCATATAGTCCGAATATGCCCTTCGCGTGGGGAGAAGGGCGCACAAAGGGCGCACAATGGCATCCATTTCACGATTTCGCCACAAATGGCGGGCGCACATAAAGATCGCCGGACAGCCAAGACGTTCGAAGGTGTTCGACAGTAAACCTGACGCGATCCGGTGGGCGAGGCAGCAGGAAGCCCTCGAGGCTGGCGACTTCCAAAGCAGCAAGGTGCCCTATACGCTGAAACACCTGCTGAAGGCGTATCGCGAGAACACGCCCGCCGGGGGGTCGACGAAGCAAGCCTGCCTGAAGATGCTCGAGCGGCACCTGGGCCACTACCGGCTCGTGGAGCTGACGCCCAAGGTGTTCATCGAGTTCGCGCGTGGGCGCGCGCGCGGGGAGCTGAAGGGGGACCCCAGGCGAGGGCGCACGGCGCGGCGACCCACGGCCGGGGCCAGCCCGGCGACCGTGCTGCAGGACCTGCTCTACCTGTCGACGGCGCTCAAGCACGGCGGGGTGATCCTGCACTCCATGGATGCGCGCCTCGCGCGCGAGCACCTGGTGTCGGCCATGCGCACGCTGCGGCACATGAAGCTGGTGCGCGAGAGCACGCGGCGCGAGCGGCGGCCGACCGAGGAGGAGCTGCAGAAGATCGACGATGCGCTCGCCGCGCGCCCGCGCAGCGCCATCCCCGTGTTCGACATCGTGCTGTTCGCGATCTGCACCTGCATGCGACTCGGCGAGATCGTCGGGCCGGACGGCATCGTGTGGGAGGACGTCAGCATTAAGCGGCGCACAGTGCTGGTGCGCAACCGGAAGCACCCGGACTTGATGGACGGCAACGACACGGAGCTGCCGCTGATAACCGGCCCGGTGACATACCGCGGCGCGACCATAAATCCTGTTGACATCCTCACCCGCCAGCACACCGCGCGGCGGCGCTCTGGGCGTGTATTCCCATATTCAATTAATACAATTGCACAAGCATTCAGTAAAGTGTGTGCAGATCAGGGGATTGATGGCCTGCATTTCCACGACCTTAGACATGATGGCATCAGCAGGTTATTCGAAGCGAAATATGGTATTCCCGAGGTAGCACTGGTGTCGGGACACAAGAGTTGGAAAAACCTGCAGAGGTATACTCAGATTAACCCTGACACGTTGCACCGCGACACCTGACGCATATACGGCGTTCACATGTGCAATGTGTAAGTTTCATGAATATTACCTTGCGAGGTAGCGCGAAGCACCTTAAACCGACGGCACCTGTCGCGAGAGCGACATAAAACACACCGAACCCACAGGTGCCGAAATGTTCGATCCCCCCGAGCACAACCCCCTGTCCAAACCCGACGATGCCGAGCTTCGCCGCCAGCTCGACATCGTCACTCAGGACGAACTGGCGGCGACCCTGCAGGTGACCAAAGGGACGCTGCGGGAGTGGCGGCGGCAGGGGAAAGGTCCGGACTTCGTGCGGATCGGGAAGGCGATCTTCTACCGCGTGAAGGACGTGCAGGAGTACATCGCCATGAACCTCGTGCCGACGGTTCGCGGATGAGCGTACCTGACGGGGTAACGCCCCGGTCCGAGGGGCCGGAGCAAATCGAGATCACGGTCGAGCAGATCATCGCCTACAACCTCGCACTCGAGCAGCAGCTCGCGATGGCGGTGGCGGGGCTCAACATGATCGCGCATACCGTCCGTAAAGCACACGGTGCGCTCGTCTTGACACAGCAGACGTCGGTGTCGAAGAATGTGCGCACCAACATCAAGCTTGGCGGGATCGCGGCCAGGACGCTGCAGGCCATGAAAACCGCGCAGATGCCCTCCGCCCCGGTGGCGCAGGCGCTCAAACCCGAGGGAGAAGCCCAGTGAGCGGGCAAGTCCTATGAGTGGATCGGACATGCTCTTGTGGCTGGCCGGGGCGGTGTTCCTGCTCGGCGCGGTGAGCCTCGTGCAGACGGAGAACCAGGCCAAGGCGGACTGCATCGCCGGTGGCGGGCGCGTCGTCGAGCACTCGGTCAGCGTGGGCACACCAGCGGGGCGGTCGGATGAGTGGTTCTGCCGGTAAGTTCTACCAAGAGGTGGCGACGTTGCTACCCTCGATAATCGCCACCCCCGGCGAGGGGAAGTTCCGCGCCCACATGGCCATGATGCACATCGACCGCCAGGTCGAGATCGTGGCGACGCTCATCGAGAAGCGCCGACGCGGGAGGCTCGGCCTCGCCGAACTCGAAACGTACCAGGTTCTCCGCGAGAACATACTCGGGACCAGAAGCCACGAGCAGTGGGCGCTGGGCGTGGTCAAGGCGCAGTTCGCCACCCTGCAGGCCAGGAACCCCGACGTCGAGGTGACGGCCGACGACGTGCTCGCGGCCATGCCACCCAGCTACCGCGCGGTCATGGAAATGTGGCTGGCGGGGAGCAAGTCCCTGCCAGGGTACCGGCCGCTCAGGCAGAAGCTGCTCGAGATGCTCGTGCTGGCCTGATTTATTTACCCTGAACAAATCAGGTCCACCCGCCCGTCGCCGGTGCGCGTTGCTTCGTGCGCGGGCGCTGCAGCGTCGCCGTGATGATCCCCGTCATGCCGCCGTGCGCGGCGACGCAGGCGTACTGGAGCGCGTCCATGACGTGCGAGTATGCGTTCTTCTCGGGGTTGGGCTTGAGCTGCCCCGCCTTCGTCTTGCCGAAGCGGTAGCCGCCGGACAGCCCGCGGATCAGCGTCGGGCAGCGCCGCCGGTCGATCAGCATCGCAGGTCCGCCATCACGAGCGCCGAGCAGGTAGGCGTCCACCGCGGCGATGCGCTTGTCGACGTCGTTGGTGGGGGCGGGGAAGCCCATGAACCCTGCCCGCCTGACGAGGTCGAACGATGTTTCTTCGTAGAGGGTGGAGCGCTGCCGCCCCGCCGGGTCGCCGACGATCGCCACGGGCCGGCCGAGATATCGCTCCTGCAGCAGCGTGGGCTTGATGGCGCGCTGTAGCTGCAGTTCGAGGCCGATGTCCTCGGCGATGATCTCCTCGAGCACCAGCAGCCTGCCTCGATGATCCGGCTGGCAGATCACGGCGCAGGGGTCGCGGCCGAAGTCGAGCCCCACGAGGAGCGGGTGACCGTTGACCGGGGTGACCTCGTCGACGACGTGCCAGGAGATCTTGAAGCTTTCGCGGAACACGGCCGAGCCGGACGGGTCGTTGCCGTAGCGGGCGTGGACGTAGCGCTCGCACCAGCTCTCGGTGTTGGAGCGCAGGAACCGCTCGTAGTAGGTCCGGCCCTGCGCCTTGCGCTTGGGGTGGTTGATCGGGAGCTTGAGCGTCTCGGGCGTCTGGGTCAGCCACTCCAGGTTCTCGGCGTTATCCTCCATGCCGCCCGGCTGAATGAACACGGCCCAGTCCGGGGGCGTCTCGACATCCATGAACCGGTGCCAGTCGGAGCCGACGGTCGGCATGTTCGTATCGGCGATGATCCCGAACCACGTCGCGCCGCCCTGGGATGCGCCGGGGTAGCGGCCGCAGCGGCCGGCGAGTGGCGAGATGACCTTGGGGTCCATCTCGATCGCCTCCGACATCCACGCGCCCGTGAGCTGGAGCGACAGGAGGCGGGCCTGGTCCTCGGGGTTGTCGAGCGGGATCATGATCCACTCGGAGCGCACGTCGCCGATCTCGATGTAGATCGTGCTGTCGCTGACCTTGTAGGACGCGATGCCCTTGAGCCAGGACGTCACGTCCTTGAGCACCGTGTCCTTGAGCTGCTTCAGCGTCTGCCGGACGATGGCAAAGCGGGTGTATCGGAAGCCGTCGGGTGCCGGCGCCTGTTCGCACGCGCGGCGGAAGAGTTCGAACAGGCACCCGGTGGTTTTCCCGCTGCCCACCGGGCCGGCGATGATCCGGCCGAACGCATCGGACTGCATGAAACGCGCGACAGTCCGAGGCGCGGTGAACGTGATGTTGGGCATGGGTTACCTGCGCGGGTAATCAGTCGTGGACTGCGTCGACATCCATGTCTTTGTGGATGCGGTATTGCAGCCTGGACAAGTGGCCGAGGGTGACCATGCGGTCGGCTACGCCGGCCAGCCCGGTCACGGTGCTGCTATCGACGGTACCGGCCACGAAGGCGATGGAGCGGATCTCGCCGGCCTTGGCGCGTTCGAGCAGGTCCCTGAGCACGTCGACGACCTCATCGTCGGGAATGGCGTTGCCAATCGCGACAACCTTCAGTTGAGCGCTCATCAGTGGACCTTTCTGGCGTGAGCCTTGAACCCTTCAGGCTCGACGATCGTGACGTAGCCGTACTCGTCGAGGCCGGCGACGAGGGCGATCGCATCCTGCCACTCGCAGAACTCACCCTCGTTATCGAAGAAGCTGGTGATCGGGAGCCTGGTCCCGTCTTTCATCATCACGTACCCCTCGTTCGGGCTGATGAACTCGATCTCCGGCGGCTCCCGCTCGGCCATCAGTGGAACACCGAGTACGCGCTGAACCCCAGGGCGAAGAATATCGACCCCAAGACGACGACCATGCCGACAACGACCCAGAAACTGATCTTGTGAACTTCGTCCCAGCCCATCACACCGCCTCCGCTTCGATGGCCGGCGGGCTCGGGTTGACCTCGCGCTCGAAGCGGAAGTCCTGCCCACTGCCCATGTTGATGACGACGCTGAACTTCTCGCCCATGGCGGCGATGTCAGCCTGGTTGATGCCCATGCCGGCCAGCTTCGCGGCGAGTTTTCCGCCTTCGATCTTGTCGGAGAGCTTCTCGCGGGGGTCGTGAAGGCGGGAGTTCAGCTCCTCGAGCCATTCCTCGACCATCACCGCGGCCTTGAGCTTCACGCGCTCGTGCGTGTTCGCCGCGCTGCTCCAAGCCTCGATTTCGGACTCCAGCAGCCGGACGAAGTTGGGGTGGTTTCGCACCTCTTCCCAACGAGCTGCGTCGGCACCGTATGCTTTAAGTATAGTTTCGAGTGGGTGGATGCCCTTAGCGATTTCGCGGGCCAGACGCAGCATCCACAGCTCTACGGACTGTGAAACTCCGTTGTTACTGTCTAGTAATTCTGACATTTCGGAGGTCCGTTCTTCCGTAACTAGTTGTCACGGCGCTGGATCTTACTGTATTGATGCCTCATTGGTCGAGCCCCGTCCAGCGGAGACTGCCAAGGATGCCTGAACTCCCGCAGAGCGGCGGCCTACTCCGCGTCGTGTCGAACTCACAGCTCGACGCGCGGGATAAGGCCGAGGCGGAGAAGCGCCAGGCCGAGGCGCAGGCTCGCCAGGAGCAGAGCACCACCCAGCTCGCGGGCTTCATTCGCAACCGGTTCGACGTCATGAAGCGCCACCGCGACGACGGTGGGTCGGGCTGGTCCGGGCGACTGCTCAAGGCGCTGCGCGTGTTCAACGGGCAGTACGACACCGACAAGCTCATGCAGATCCGGCAGTTCGGCGGGTCCGAGGTCTACGCCCGCGTCATCGCGATGAAATGCCGCGGCGCGCATGCGCTGCTGCGCGACGTCTATCTCTCCCCGACGCGCCCGTGGGGCCTCGATCCACCGGCCGATCCGGACGTGCCGCAGCAGATGGTCGAGGCCATCACCATGCTGGTCGAGTCCGAGGCGCAGCAGGCGGCGCAGGAGGGCATGCCCGTCGACGTCAACATGATGCGCGACCGGGTGAACCAACTCATGGATGCCGCCAAGGAGGCGGCGCGGAAGAAGGCGCGGGAGCGCGCCAAGCTGGCCGAGGACAAGCTCCAGGAAATCCTGAACGAGGGCGGCTTCTACAAGGCGCTCGCCGAGTTCGTCGCCGACGTGCCGCTGTTCCCCTACGGCGTCATCAAGGGTCCGGTCGTGCGCATCGCGCCGGTCGTGCGCTGGGTCAACGGCCAGGCCCAGACCGAGATGAAGCCGAAGCTGACATGGCAGCGGATCAGCCCGTTCGACATCTGGTGGTCGCCGGGGGCAAGCGACATCGAGTCAGCCGAGGTGGTCGAGCGCGCCCGCCTCACCCGCGCCGACCTCAACGACCTGCTCGACCTGCCCGGCTACAACCACGAGGCGGTCCGCACGGTGCTCACCGAGTACGGTGCCGGTGGCCTCGACGACGACTGGGACACCTCTGACAGCGAGCGCGCCCAGCAGGAGAACCGGGAGAACCCGCGGTTCAACCGGTCCGGGCTCATCGCCTGCCTCGAATACCACGGCAACGTCCAGGGCCAGATGCTCCTCGACTGGGGCATGGACGAGAAGCAGATCCCCGACCCGGTCCGCGACTACTTCGTGCAGGCGTGGCTCATCGGGCGCTACGTCATCAAGGTCCAGCTCTCCCCGAGCCCGCGCAAGCGCCACCCCTACTACATCACGTCGTTCGAGAAGGTGCCCGGTACCCCCGTAGGTAACGGCCTGCCGGACATCCTCGAAGACATCGAGGACGTGTGCAACGCCTCGCTCCGCGCGCTCGTCAACAACCTGTCGATCTCGTCCGGCCCGCAGGTCGTCATCAACCACGACCGCCTGCACTCGACCGAGGACGCGCAGCAGCTCTTCCCGTGGAAACGCTGGTTCACCGTCAGCGACCCGATGGGCAACAACACCGAGCAGCCGATCAGCTTCTTCCAGCCGAACTCCAACGCGCAGGAGCTGCTGGCGGTCTACCAGCGCTTCTCGGACATGGCGGACGAGCTGTCGGCCATCCCGAAGTACCTGTCCGGGGACTCGCCCGGCGGCGCGGGGCGCACGGCGGCCGGGCTGGCGATGCTCATGGGCAACGCCTCCAAGATCCTGCAGACGGTCGCGTCCAACATCGACCGCGACGTGATCGACCCGCTGCTCCGCTCGCTCATGGACATGGTCCTCATGACCGACGAGACGGGCGTCCTGTCGGGCGACGAAGAACTCAAGGTCATGGGCGTCACGGTCGCCGTCCAGAAAGAGACGCAGCGCGCCCGCCAGCTCGAGTTCCTGCAGCTCACGACCAACCCGATCGACGCCCAGATCATGGGACCCGGCGGCCGCGCCGAGGTCCTCCGCGAGGTCGCGTCGACAATCGGCATGGACGGCTCGCGCGTCGTCCCGTCGCCGCAGGACATCAAGCAGGCCCAGCAGGCTCCCGGCGCTCCGCCGGCGCAGCCGGGCACCGCCCAGGGCGCAGCCGCTGCCGACATGACCGGCGCGGCGGCCGAGGCCCAGGGCTCTCAGCGAGGCGGTGAGGCCACTGGCCCCACCAAGGACATGGGTCCGCGCGTCCGGTTAGCCGGCGGCGTGCAGTGACGAGCAACACCGGCGACGACAAGGACACCATCCGATGAAGAACACCATGAAGGGTTCGAAGGTCATCAAGTCGAGCAGCGCCCCGTTCGTGAAGGGCGGCGGCAACAAGATGGCTCCCAAGGGTTCCGCGGGACCGCAGAAGCCCGGTCAGACGGCGCAGGCCGGACGTGGCGGCGCGATCGCTGCCGGTGGCGGCAAGAAGATGGCCGGGTTCACGGGCGCCAAGCCCGCCAAGGCCAAGTGAAGCCAAGGCCAGCACAGATCTGAGCGCGAGGAGAACCCGTCATGTTGGACGTCCGTCGA